ATCGGACCTCGCGCATGACGAAAGCGCAGATGGCCGACCTGATCACATTCATCGACGCATGGGCGGCTGAGAACGGCGTCCAGATGGAGGCGGCATAAACCTCGCACAGCGCCCGCCATTGGGCCTTAAACAGCCCAAGCCAGAACGCGGCACCGTAAGGGCCAAGGCGCATCTAGAGGCCGTCAAGCGGCTTCCCTGCGTGATCTGTCAGCGCCCCGGCCCGAGCGATGCCCATCACGTCTTTCATGGCCGCTATGGGTCAGGGAAGGCATCCGATTTTGAAACCATCCCGCTTTGCAAAAATCACCATCAGGGCGCGGACGGTATCCACACGAACAAAACCCTTTGGGCTGATCGGTGGGGCTTTGATTTCGAGTTTCTGCCGGTGGTGGCGGACATGCTGGCCGGGGAGTATAATGGGGGAAAATCATGCTTGTAGCCTTTGCGGATCGCCTGTTGCGCCGTTTGGGTATCGCTGGCCGGGGCCGCTCTCCCAAGTCCCAAAGCGCGGCTATCTCTGGGCCTGCGTCGATTGCCGCGATGCAGCCGAAACCCGTTGGAAAGGCGCAACCCAACCTGAAAGCCCGCGCCCTGCGGCTGCACAACAGGAACGACAGGGCAGCTTCGATCTATGAGGCCCGTCATGAGGTATTGGCGCGGGGTGTGAAGTGAGACGCGCCGCCAAGGTTGATCGCAATCAGTCGGAAATCGTCGCAGCCCTTCGTGGTATCGGCGCGACCGTCCAGCCGCTGCACACGGTCGGCAAGGGATGCCCTGATTTGCTGGTAGGTTTTCGGGGCCGGAATTGGCTGATCGAGGTGAAGGATTGGAAACTGCCGCCATCCGAAAAGCGGCTGACCGAGGATCAACAGGAATGGCACGCGGGCTGGAAGGGCCAGGTTGCCAAGGTCGAGGATGTTGGGGCGGCGCTGGCTGTTATCGGCGCAACTGGATTGTCGCTGGCGGGGTGGATTGAATGAGCGAGAAACTCTTGGCCGAATTGCTTTGCAAGGATGATCAGATCATCAAGCTATCGCGGCAAGTGGCCGAATTGCAGGACACTTGCAACAAGCTGCGCAATAAGCTGGCATATGTCAAATCGCGCGAAAAGATCGTTCCCAATCCAGCGATGTTCAAGAGGACTGCCGCCATTGCATCCGCCGTATGCGCCGAACGCGGGATTTCCGATGTTGCCTTGATGGAAAGAACCCAAGCGCGGGAAATCAGCCACGCGCGACAAGAAGTCATGTATCTGGCGTCAATTGCGGGCATTTCTGGCAGACAGATCGCCGCATTTTTCGGGCTGGACAATTCGACGGTTGTCTATGGCATCAGCGCGGAAAAGGCGCGGCGTAATATGCCGTCAAAAGCCTTGCAAATCGCTAATGATGTGCCAGAATTGAAGCGGGGCGAAACGATGTTTCCAGCATCGCCCGCCCCTAACCGAAACCTGATCGTCGAAGGATCAAGGAATGGCTGATGCCAGAAGTATGGCGATTCTGTCGCCAAAAGCAACCCGGAACATTGACCGAACAGGCGGTGCCGCATGAGTGCGACCCCGTATATGCAGTTCTATGTCGGGGACTACATCAAGAAGACGCTGCACCTGACCACGGAACAGCACGGAGCTTACCTGCTCCTGTTGTTCGCACTCTGGAATGGTGACGCCACCCTACCGAATGACCCCGCCAAGCTGGCCCGCATCACTCGCGTTTCGCCAAAAAGATGGCCTGGAGTGTGGTCTGAAATTGCAGGTTTCTTCACCGTAGATGGCGACAAGATCACGCAGGATCGGCTGACAGAAGATCGCCAAAAGGTTCTTCGGTTATCGCAGGAACGGAAGAACTTTGGAAGTCTTGGCGGAAAGGCTAAAGCATTGAAATCTAAAGATGCTGATGTAGCAAAAGCTACGATTTTGCCAGAGCAAAACCCTAGCATATCAGAACCAGAACCATATCAAGATAAAGAAAGAAGAGAAGCTAAAGCTTCTCCAAGAAAGAGAACCCGACTTCCTGAAAATTGGGTTCCTTCTGATCGCAACATATCCGACGCAATCGACCGCAACTTTTCACCGCAGGAAATCGACCATGAAGCAACTGCATTCCGCGATTACCACCTTTCAAAAGGAACAACCTTCGCAGACTGGGATGCCGGTTGGAGAACGTGGCTCAGCAACGCAAGAAAATTTGCGGGTAGCCGAGTGGCTGGGCCAGCGTTCCCCGGCAGAGGTGGACAAGGCAGCAGTCTTGCGAGCATCGCAGCTCGGCGTCAGGCTCTCGGTATCGTTTGATTACAGTTTTCCCCGCGACGAACGGGGCAATTCCTTGCCAACTGTTGCGCGGGTGAAATCCTGCGAAGTCGGCGGAACAGAGGAAGCCCGCGCCGAAGCCCTATCGGCAATTCGCAAACTGGAAGCGCAAGCGGAAACCAGGTCAATCGAGGCATGGCTTGCAGAACTGTCGGTTATCACCGCCCGACGCCAGGACGACGAGTTTTCCGAAGCCTTGCGCCTTGAAGCCTATGCGTCGCGGTTGCGGGCATATCCGGCAGACGTGGCGCGCGAGGCCGTTTTGAACGGCGGATGGAAGTTTTGGCCTTCATGGTCGGAACTCGAAGCCAGGTGCAACACGCTGGCCGCGCCGCGCCGGGCCATGATCCGCGCGCTGGAGTGCGGGACGCCCAGTGAACGCATGGAACAGCGCGAACGTGTCACCGCCGCCCGCGCCGCAGAAATCATCAAAGAAGTTTTCGGAGAGAACGAATGAACGCGATCAACCCAATCATGCCCGCAGGCACAATCGCAGTCGGACCCGGCGTCAAACGCTTCCCCGCCCGCCCGCTGCCTGACTTCGCGCCCTATGCCTGCGACCTTTCACGCCTGACCCCGCAACACGCCATGCGCACCGAATTGACCGTTGCCGCGAAATGGGCGGAACTGGCCAAATCCGAAGGGCATCGGCGCGGGGTGCCGCATATGGCCGAATACACGCCCCGCATCGAAGGCCAGGCCACGCAAGCCAGCATTGACCGGATCATGGCGAAGATGTCGGCTTTCCCGGTGTCGGGCCATTGGCTGCACGAAAACACCGGGCTATCCCGCGCGATGGTTTTCGCCACCTGCGCCGAACTGGTGAAGCGCGGCAAGATCGCCATGCTGCCCGCCGACCGGGCGCGCAAGCGGGTTGATCGGTTCTTGCTGGCAACCGCACGGCATATCGACGAGCCGCAAAACACGACCGAGGCTTTCCGCGCGCAACTGACCATCGCGCTTTCCCTGCTGGCCGAACCGCGCACCGCCCGCGAACTGGGCGAGGCGATGCAACTCGGCAAATCATCGCAAGCCCGCATCATCGACCGGCTGCGGAATGACGGGCTGATTGATGCCATGGGCAAGCGCGGGCAGGCGGTCATTTGGGTGCGGATAGTCCCGCACGCTTCATAGGACGCGCGAGAAACGGCATCGGCGCGTTTTCCTATGTCCGGCATAGGGCGACGCAAAGAACGCGAAAAGGAAACGTTTTTATTGAGGGGCAGACATGACAAGCAAAGCCGCACGCAAACGCCGTCGCAAGATCAGCCTGCCGGGCGGGCAACAGGTGGACCATCCGCCGACAGGCCGCGACCGTCGCCACACAAACCAGCCCGCCGAGGATGCGCGGATCGTGGCCATAGCCGCGCGGCAGAAAGTCACCGGCAAGGATGCCAAGGCCGCAACCGACCCGCTCCTGGCAACCGATCTAGGCAAGTGCATCGACGCGCTATCCTTGGGTGACGACCGCGCGCAACTGGCCGAGGCATGGGCTGCGCTATCCGCCGCGCATCGCAATTATCGAACCCGCATCATCGGCCAAACCGGCACGCCGAAAGGTGCCGCCATCGCCATGATCCCCGACAAGATGGAAACCGACCCCAGCCTGCGGGTGGATCTGCGCACCGCAGATGAACGCGACCGCGCCGCCAAGACCGCTTGGGCCGCATGGGAAAGCAAGCTGGCAACCCTGCCCACGCCGCAACACAAATGGGCCTTGCGCGGGGCCTTGGGCGATAGCCTGGGCGAATGCGTCCTGTGGCGGGATGCGCGGCCAACCCCGAAAGGCGCGGTGGCGGTGGACGCGCTGCGGCGGGTAGTAGAGTGACCCGCGCACGCAAGATGTTGACAAATGAAAAATTCAAAGTAGGCTGGATAAGATAGCGGCGTCTTTAATTGGACAGCCGCAGACGCGCCGGGGGAAACCTGCGGCGCGTTTTGCATTTCCGCCCGGAAAGAAGAAAAGGCGGCACATGATGAAGAAGGCCACAGGAAAAATCCCTTACGCTTGGACGGAAGAAATCGAGCGGGAAATCTGTGACAGGCTCGGAAGCGGGCAAACCATCACCGCAATCTGTCAAGATGACTGGATGCCAAGTCTGCCAACGGTGTATAAGCACATCGTGGATGACGCGGCGTTCGCTGAGCAATACGCGCGCGCGCGCGAAACCCAAGGCGACGCACATTTCAACCGCGTTTGCGCCATTGTGGACAAGGTTCAAAACAGCGAACTCGACCCGCAACAGGCGCGCGTGATGATCGACGCGCTGAAATGGACGGCGGGAAAGCTTCGGCCAAAGGTCTATGGCGACAAGCTGGAACTCGGCGGCAAGGTTGGCTTGACCGTCACGCTGGAAAACGATGCCGCCAAGCTATAAGCGGAACCCCGGTCAGGACCGGGCGCGGCGCGATCTTCTCACGGCAGGAAAGCGGTTCTGCCTGATTTATGGGGGCAGTCGCAGCGGCAAGACGTTCGAACTTGTTGGCACGATTGCGGAGCGGGCGCTGCTTGCGCCGAAATCGCGTCACCTGGTCGTGCGGCAGGAAGGCACATCGGCCAAGCGGGCGATCGTTAAAGGGACGTGGCCGGAAGTCATGGCGATCCGGTTTCCCGGCGTAGGCTGGGAGTGGAAAGAGCAATACGGCTATTTCCTGCTTGAAAACGGATCGGAAGTCTGGGTCGGCGGTCTGAATGACGACGCCGCCTTGGAAAAGATACTGGGGAATGAATACTCGACCATCTACATGAACGAAGCCAGCGAATGCCGGTATCTGGCGTTCACGCTGCTTCGCTCACGCTTGGCGCAGATGGTCGATACAATCGAGGGCAAGCCGCTATCGCAGCGGTTTTATGTGGACCTTAACCCGACTACACGGCAACATTGGACCTACCGGCTTTGGATCGACGGGGTTGACCCGGAAAGCCAACTGGCTGTTGACCGCGACACCTTCGGGCATGTCGTGGTTAACCCGCTGGACAATGCCGCGAACCTTTCGCCGGAATATCTGGCTGACCTGCGAAACCTGCCGCCACGGGCGCGCAAGCGTTTCCTGGACGGGACATACGTCGAGGACGCCGAAGACGCGCTTTGGCGGCGCGCGATGATCAAACGGGTGCAGAACGTGCCGCGTCTGACGCGGATTGTCGTTGCGGTTGACCCGGCTGTAACCAATCAGGCCGGATCGGATGAGACCGGCATCATATGCGCCGGGGTTGATCAATTCGGCAATGGCTATGTGCTGGATGATGACAGCGGCAAGTATCGCGCCGAGGATTGGGCGCGGCGGGTTGTCGCCGTATTTCGCAGCCGCAACGCCGACAGGGTTGTTGCGGAGGTAAATCAAGGCGGCGACATGGTGGAAAGCACCATCCGCGCCGTGTCGCCAAATGTGCCTTATCGCGGTGTCAGGGCTACACGGTCAAAGGTGATCCGCGCCGAACCTATTGCCGCGCTGTATGAGCGGGGCAAGATTTTCCATGTGGGAGAATTCCCGCAGCTTGAAGACCAGATGTGTAGCGTGACAACCGGCATGGACCGGAAAGCGGCGGGTTACAGTCCTGACCGAGTAGATGCACTGGTTTGGGCCTTCACAGACCTTTTCGCGGATTTGGCCGCACGCGACCAAACCGACGATGATGACGAGGATGACCGGGCATGGACGAGCCGCAACTCGACAACGGGCTATTGACGCCCGCCGAACCGGCAAACCCGGTGGCTTTTTTCCAATGGGCCACATCCGGCAATAACCTGGTGATCGGGCTGAAACCGGAGGAAATCGGCCCAATCGCGCGGCAGGCTATCGAGGATTACCGGCTGGATAAATCCAGTATGGCCGATTGGCTGACACAGATGCAACGCGGGATTGATCTGGCGCGGCTGGTGAAGGAAACCAAGGATTACCCGCACGACAAGGCGGCTAATGTCAAATATCCGCTGATCACGTCTGCGGCACTGCAATTTAACGCCCGCGCTTATCCCGCCATCGTGGCGGATGACCGGGTTGTGAAAGCGAAGGTCTGGGGCAAGGATCAAAGCGGTGAAAAAGCCGCCCGCGCCGACCGCGTGTCCGAATTCATGTCCTATCAGCTTTCGGCCAGCATCCCGGAGTGGGAAACGGAAACCGACAAACTGCTGACCATGCTGCCCATCGTCGGAACGATGTTCCGCAAGTGGTGGCATGACCCGATGGAAAACCGCCCGCGCTGCCGGTTGATCGAACCCGGCAAATTCATGGTCAACGCCAAGGTGAAGGCGCTTGAGGATGCACCGCGCGTCACCGAGGAAATCCCGCTGTTTCCGGTCGAGATTGAAAGCCGGATCAGGGGGCAACTTTTTGAGCCTTTTGAATACGTCGAGGAAGGCGCGGATACGCAAGCCCCGCAGGATTTCATCGAACAGCACTGCCGTTATGATCTGGACGGCGATGGGTATCCCGAGCCGTATATCGTCACTGTCCATGTCGCCACGGAAAAGCTTGTCAGGATGGTGGCCGACTACGGCCCCGGCGATGTGATCTTGTCGCAGGAAGGCAAGGTTGTTCGGATCAATCGGGGAAGCTACTTCGTCGCCTACCAATTCATGCCCGGTATGGAGGGTAGTTTCTGGGGAACCGGGCTTGGTCTGTTGCTGGGCGACATTTCCGAAACCATCAATACGCTGTTCAACATGCTGATCGACGCTGGGCACTATGCTTCGCTTGGCGGTGGTTTCATCGGGTCGGAACTGCGGATGAAGGGCGGCGCGCAACGGATGCGCCCCGGTGAATGGCGGCTGCTGAACGGGCTTGGGTCTGATGCGCGGCAAGCTTTGGTGCCGCTGACATATCCCGGCCCCGATGCCACGATGTTCCAAATGCTTGGGATGCTGATTGAGGCGGGCAGGGAGATTGCTTCGGTCAAGGACATCATGACCGGGGACGCGCCGCGCAATCAGACCGCGACGACGACCATGGCGATGATTGAGCAGGGGATGATGGTCTTCACCGCCGCGTATAAGCGCATCTTCAACGCGCTGAAATCGGAATACAAACTGCTGGCCGCGATGAACGCCGCCACCCTGTCGCCGGAAATCTACTCGCAATTCCATGACATGCCAGCCGATCCGCAAGCGGACTTCGGCGCGGCTGATATGGACATCGAACCCATCGCAGACCCGCGCAGCGTTACCAAGATGCAGGCGATGGCCAAGGCGCAGATGATCATGCAGCTTGCGGAACAGGGTCTGGTGGATACCGGCGAGGCGCTGGCACGGATTGCCCAGGCTGCGGACATTCCCGACGCCGAAGCATTGATGCCCAAGCCCGACCCGATGCAACAGCAAATGGCGCAGATGCAATCGGACGTGATGCGCGCGCAGGTTTTGCAAGCGCAAGTGAACATTGAACTGACCCTGGCGCAAATCGAAAGCGAACGCGCGGGGGCGATGAAGAACCTGGCCGACGCCCAGTCAAAAGAGTTTGGGATTAGGCTGGATACCTTGAGGACGCAACTTGAAGATGAACGCAACAGAATGGGCCTCGTTCTCAAAGGCATTGCCGGAATGGCAGGAAAGCCCGGTAACGGCAATCCTGCGGCAAGCAATGGGCAAGGTATTGGATCGCCGCAGGGCGGTCCTGGTGCAATCATACCTTTCGGGCCACCCGGCACCGGAGGCGGACAGACAGGCTTTGCTCTTGGTGGAGCAATGGGTTGACGACTTTTTCACGTCAACTGCGGAAGATGTCAGAGTAGCAATGGAGCAAGAGGATGACTAATACCAGCGGGATTTCCCCGCAGGCTTATAACGTGCTTGTCCTTCCGCGTGAGGTGGAAGCCAAGACCAAAGGGGGGCTGCTGCTTCCCGACGATACGAAAGAGCGTGAGCAGTTTGCCCAAACGGAAGGTGAATTGGTCGCTGCAAGCCCGATGGCGTTTGGCTTTTCCGAATGGCCTGCCGACATGGCGAACCTGAAACCGCAGATCGGAGAACGGGTTTTCTTTTCGCGCTATCAGGCGACCAAGATCAAAGGGGCTGATGGCCGGGAATACTGGCTGATGAAGGACGAGGCAATCGCGGGGGTCATGCGAAATGGCTGACGGCGAAGATCTGATCCCGGAACCCCCGGTTGAAACGCCTGCCGAACCCGAACGGGTTTGGACGGAAGACGACGAAACGGAGGCGCGTGCTTTCGGCTGGAAGCCGTCAACCGAATGGAAGGGCGAACGCCCGGCAGGGCATATCGAAAGCCCGGTTGAATGGATGGATCGCGTCAAGCGGTCCAAGACTTTCGCGGAAATGCAGTCGCGCCTTGAACGGCAGGACATGGAAGCGCAGGAAACCGCGCGCCGCCTGAACGCCATGAACGAAACGGCGTTGCGCATTCAACGCGACAACTTTGAGCGGCAATTGACCGATCTTACGGCGCAACAGCGCGCGGCGGTGGAAGTTGCGGACGCCGAAGCTTTCGACCGGATTGAACGGCAGAAGCGGCAGTTGACTGTTCCGCAGCCTGCCGTCGCGGCCCCTACGGAAGTCGCGGAATATCAGCGGCAGAACGAATGGACGCAGAACCCGTTGCTTTGGCAGGAGGCTATTCAGGCGGTCAATCTGGGCTTGCAGGCCGGGGCTGTTTCTGACGTGGCATCGCAGATCGCTTATGCGGATCGGCTGATGCGGCAGAAATACCCGCACCTGTTCCAGAAGCCGGAAGCCCCAAAGCCTGTCACGCGACCGGCTGCTGTTGATCCTGGTGGCCTTGCTGCAAGACCGGCCAGCAACGGTTTCAACGCCCTGCCGCAAGAGGCGCGGGCGGCGTTCGCCCGGTTCGCGCGGGAGGGGCTTTATCCCGACACCGAACAGGGTCGGCGTGATTTCATGGAGATTTACAATGCGGTCTGAACGGAGCGATGGACGCCGCCGCAAGGCAGAAACTGCCGTGGCGGGTATCCGGCTGGCCGTGCCGGAATCGGTGCTTGACCATGATCGGTTCGAGTATCGGTGGTTAAACGATACGCCAGCGCGTATCCATGCGAAAACGAAAGATGACGACTGGGATATCGTAACGCGCGACGGGGTAAAAGAAGCCAGCCCCGATCTGAGCAACGCTTTCCGGTATGTTGTCGGCACGAATAAGGACGGCAGTCCACTTTATGCCTACCTTTGCCGCAAGCCGCGCAACTACTTCGATGATGATCAACGCACCAAGCACCGGCATCTTGACCGGCAACTTGAGGACCTTCGCCGTGGCAATGACCGCGAAGGAACGACGCAATCGGACTACGTTCCGGCGGGCGGGATTTCCATCGTCTGAACGGGTCCATCCTTCTTCATAGGGGAAACCTCAAATGGCAAACACCAACGCACCGCGCGGCCTTGTGCCCGCTCGGCGTCGGGGTGGTGCGACTTATCACGTCGAAACCGTCCCGTTCTATGTGCCTTCGTCTTACGCGACGGCGCTCTACATCGGCGATCCGGTCATTCGCACCGGCACCGCCAACACCGCAGCCGTCAGCGCACCCGAAGGCGGGATTTTCCCGGTCGGCACGCTGCCGGAAATCAACAAGGCCACGGCGGGCGCGGGCAACGCGATTACCGGCGTGATCGTGGGCTTCGCGCCCGACCCTACCGGGCTTGACCGGGTTTACAACCCGGCATCGACCGCGCGGGTTGTCTATGTCTGCACCGATCCCGACATGCTGTATGAAGTGCAGTGTTCGGCATCCTTCGCGGCCACGGACGTTTCCAGCAACGCCGATCTGACCTTTGCGACCGCTGGCAGCACTGTGACCGGGCTTTCCGGCGTGCAACTGGACAGCGCGAACATCGGCACGGGCGCGACCAAGCAGGTCAAAATTCACGGCATCGTCAACCGCGATGACGTGGAGACCGGCACCAACTGCAAGGTGCTTGTCATGATCAACAACTCAACCGAAATGCCCGGCGTGGCTGGCGTGTAAGGAGGGGAAACCATGGCTACCATCACCACGGGGTCTCACCCCAAAGCACTCTGGCCGGGCGTCAAAGCTTGGTTTGGGAAATCCTATTCCGAAAAACCGATCATCGCAGAAAAGGTCTTCGACGCCATGTCTTCGGACAAGGCATACGAGGAATATGTCGAGGAAACGGGCTTCGGTCTGGCCGCACGCAAGCCGGAAGGTCAGGGCGTCAGCTATGACACCGACAAGCAGGGCTACATTTCCCGCATGGTCAACGTCACTTATGGCCTCGGTGCCAAGGTGACGCGCGAAGCCATCGAAGACAACCAGTATGAAAACGTCGCCCGTCGCAAGGCGTCAAAGCTGGCTCGTTCGATGCGCGCGACCAAGGAAGTCGTTGGCGCGAACGTCCTGAACCGGGCGTTCGACAGCAACTATGTTGGGGGCGATGCGGTCTGCCTCGTTTCCAACGCTCACCCGTCGCTTTCGGGCAACCAGACCAACACCCTCGCGGTTGCGGCTGACCTTTCGGAAGCTTCGCTTGAAGACATGTTGACCCTGATCCGACTCGCGGTGGATTCGCGCGGCATCCGTATTCAGGCGCGGGCCACGTCCCTGATCATCCCGCCGCAGGAGGTGTTCAACGCGCACCGCATCCTGTCGTCGGCCAACCAGTCGGGGACCGCGAACAACGATACCAACGCCGTGCGCGACATGGGGATTTTCCCCGGTGGCGCGATCAATTGGGACTATCTGACCGATACCGACGCATGGTTTGTGAAAACCGATGTCGATACCGGCCTGATCTACCAGAAACGCCGTGGATACGAATTCACGCAGGATAACGATTTCGACACCGAAAACGCCTGCATGAAAGCCTCGGAACGCTACGCCTTCGGGTGGGGCGATTGGCGCGGCATCTACGGTTCGCCGGGCGCGTAATGGCGGGGGGCTTCGGCCCCCTTCCTGATCTTTGGAGGATCAGATGATCAAACCGACCAACTTCCCGAACGGCATCAAGGGGCCGATCCTGACCACGACCGGCACGCAAACAGCGGCCATCGCGGCTTTGACGGACAGCACGGGCGGCACGGCAACAGGCACCTTGGCTTCGATCACGGCGGGGGCTTCCTATGCCCAAGCCGACATGACCGCAGTCAAGAACGCGATTGCTTCGCTTTCGGCCAAGGTCAATGCGCTGTCCGCCGCCCTGACGGCTTCGCAAGTGACCCTGTAACAACGAGGCGGGCCGGTTGGCCCGCTTTATCCATAGGAGGGCCTTGGCATGGCTACGATTTCTTACACGAAACCCGATATGTCGCCATATCGCAAGGTCTACCAATGGACGCCGTTTACCGAAGCCGACACTTGCGCGCCGATCAAGATCGACGGGGCTGTTTCCAGCATGTCGGTGCAGGTTGCGGGAACTTTCGGGGCTGCGACGGTGAAGCTGCAAGGATCGAATGACGGCACCAACTACGCCGATCTGAAGGACGGCGCGGGGTCTGCGATCAGCTTGACTGCGGCGGGCTTGGCGTCTGTCGGGCCTTTGCCGCTTTATGTGAAGCCGGTTGCATCCGGTGGCACGGGGCAATCGCTGACAGTTACATTCTCTGCGGTGTTGCTGCGGTGAGCAGTTTCGAGCCTGGCCTGCATAAGGCGCAATGCGACCGTTGCGGCTTTTGGCTCAAGTCAAATCAGTTGCGTCTTGAATGGACCGGCTTTCGCGTTTGTGCGGGCTGCTATGAAGAACGCAACGCGCAAGAATTCGTGCGCGGCAAAGCTGATCGGCAAGTGCCGCCATGGTCGCGCCCGGCTTCGGATGGGCCTGACATCACGGTTGAAACCGGCACCCCTGTAACTCCGGATGACCTATGACCACTTCCGCAACAGACACGTGCCGGGATATTGTCGAGGATGCGCTGCGCAAGATCGGCGTGGCTGCTGTCGATGAAAACGCAACGGCTGATCAACTTGCCAGCGGGTTGCGGCAATTCGGGCGGATGCTGAAATCGTGGCAGAACAAGGGCTATGCTGTTTGGGCAAAAGACAGCCAGTCGCAAACCCTGACCACATCCGCCAGCTACACGCTGGACAATGTGCGCCCGCTGGAATTGCTGAGCGTTCGGTTTTCCCAGAACGGTATCGAACGACCGATGAACCAGATGACGCGGGATGAATACGACAGCCTGCCGAACAAGGACGCGACCGGAACGCCGACGACATTTTACTATGACCGGCAGCGCGAGAACGTGCGAATTTATGTCTGGCCGGTGATGGCAAGCCCTGCGGGCGAAACGCTGGAAATCACCTATACGCGCGAACTTGACGACCCGGTTGCAACCGATGAGCCGGACATTCCGGGGGAATGGTATGACGCGGCGGTTTACAATCTCGCGGCTCGGTTGACCGATGATTATCAAGTTGACGCGCCCCGCGTTGTCGCCCGCGCTGAACAACTTCTGAACGAGGCGCTTGCTTTCGACCGCGAAGGGTCTGTGTGGTTCAATGAGTCGCGTTGAATTCGTCGCCCAGTCCATCAGCGATGCGTCAACGCAGGCGGCAACGGCGCGGCTGGTGAACTTCTACCGTGAACCCTCGGGGGCCGGTGGATACGTGCTGCGGGCCACGCCGGGCCTGACGGAATTTGCCGATCTTGGCCGCGTCTGGGTGCGTGCCATGACGGTTTTGAACGAGGAAATGATTGTCGTCTGTGGTGGCCATGTGTTCGCGGTGTCGGCTGATGGGTTGGCGCGCGATCTGGGCAACATAGGCGACAGCGAAGAAACCGCGATTGCGACGAACACGGGGTATGCGACCATCGTCGCAGCGGGGAAATACTGGACGCTGAAAGACGACATTCTGACCAATGTTTCGGTCGGTTTCGACGTGGCGTCGGTGGTCACGATTGGCAGCTATACGGTTGTTTCTGAATTGGGTGGGCGGCGGGTGGCGTGGTCAGGGCTGGCCGATCCGACCACATTCAACGGGCTGGACTTCCGTTCGGCTGAAACGAATGACGATGACGTGCTGCGGCTGGCGGTTGTTGCTGAAACGCTGGTTGTCTTGAAGGTTTCCGGGTTTGAACGGTGGGGCGTTACGGGGAAATCTGGGCCTGATGCCATCACGTCCATCACGGGCGGCATGGTGGAAACGGGCTTGCGGGAATTCGGGCTGTTGACGCTGTTTCCCAACGGCATGGCTTTCGCTTCGACCGATGGCCGCATGTATGTTTGGAACGGCGCGGCGTTGCAGCCGGTTTCGACGCCGACTGTCGAATACGCGATTGACAAGAAAGGTCCGCGCCGGGTGTTTTACTACGCCCAGCGGGGGCATTCGTTCATCTGCCTGCAAATGACCTATGGCGCGTCATGGTGCTATGACATCGCAACGGGCGAGTGGCACGAGCGGGATCAGGATGACGGCCCTTGGGCTGTTTCCACGGCGATCCTGCACAACGGCGTTTGGTATGCCGGGACGGACACGGGGCAAATCGCGGTGCTGTCGGATACCTGCGCTGACTTTGGGCGTCCGCTGGTCAGGCGGGCGGTGTCCAAGATGCTTGAACCTGATCGGCGGGTTATCCTGTCGCTTGTCGAGGCTTTCACCCGCAAGGGCTTGGACTGGCAGGACGGAACATCGGGGGTGCTGGTTGGCACGTCAGGCACGCTGGCAACGGGTATTCATCCGCTTGGGTGGAACGATACCGGGCCCGCACAAATCACGCTGCGGACTTCACCGGACGGGGTGATTTTCGGGCCGGAAAAGGTGCGGTCTTTGGGCGAGGCGGGGCATTACGCCGACCGGATTGCATGGCGGCAGTTGGGGCAATTCCGGCGTTGTGCAATCGAGTTGTCGCTTTCGTCGCTTTCCGACATTCCGTTGCGGGCTGAAATCGAGGTTCAACTGGCATGATCCGGCAGGACATACAGTTTTCGGACGGCGGCGGGCGGCTGACCCGTGCGGGCTATGAAATGCTGCAAGAACTGCGGGATGAACTGGACGCGGCGAACGCCAAGCTTGCGGCGATTGCGGCGATTGTAGCGCCTTCCGGGGGTGCCACGATTGACACGCAAGCCCGCACGGCGATTGCGGCGGTGATAGCGGCTTGCGCATAGGGCGTGACGAGGCGCGGCGGTATTTTGATCATCCTTCGCAGCGCAAGGCTTCCATGCTTGGCGATGCCGATCTGCCGGACTGGGCCGAATATTACGCTGATAGCGGGGTTTGCCTGATTGCCCACAACGCGCTCTGGCCGGGCGTGCTGATGGTGCATTTGGGCGTTGTTCCTTCGGCATGGGGCCGAACGGAAAAGCCGATCAACCGCCTGTTGCGGGAAATCTGGCGCGAACATGAACCTGACCGGCTGATTGCCTGGGTGGCGGAAAGCAACCGTGCGGTTGTTTCGCTGCTGACCCGGCTTGGCTGGCAACGTGACGGCGGGTTTCCCGGCGTCCTGATGTATGGATGGAGGCTGTAATGGCTATAGGTGCAGCAATCGTCGGGGCTGTTGCCCAAGGCATTTCGGCCAATCGTGCCGCCAAATCGCAGCGGGCAGCGGCACAAGCCGACATCAACTACCAGCGCGAAACCCGCGACATGATCATGGGGCTTAACCGGCCCTTCTACAACAGCGGGCGCAATGCCCAGAACGCGCTGGCCTATGAATACGGGCTGCGGGGGCGTCCGCAGGGTTATGACGGTTTCCGGCAGACGCAGGATTACCGGTTCGGCATGGATCAGGGACAAAAGGCGGTGCAGGCATCGGCGGCGGCGCGGGGCGGGCTTTATTCCGGCGCGGCCATGCGTGATCTTAACCAATGGTCGCAGGACTATGCATCGACCCGGCGCGGCAACTATCTGGCGGGGCTTTCGGGCTTGGCGGGCATGGGTCTTTCCGCCGCGAACATGAATTCCAACGCAGCGCAGAACAGCGCCAACAGCATCGGCAACAGCCTTGCCGCGATGGGCAACGCAAGCGCGGCGGGCAACATCGGCATGGGCAACGCCATCACGGGCGGCATCAACAACATGCTCGGGATTTGGCAGTATCAGCGGGCCATGCAACCGAACAACCAATCATTCGGCATCAACATCGGCGCGCCCGGGTCGCTGTTCGGCGGTTCTAGCTGGAGTTGACCGATGGAACAGGACATCATCAACGGCCTGATTGCGCGGGGAATGCCGCCCTACATCGCGCAAGCTTTCGTGATGAACGCGCGGGATGAAAGCGGCTTCAACCCGCAGGCCAGCGGCGACAACGGCAACGCCTTCGGGGTGTTTCAGTGGAACGGCCCGCGAATGCACGCATTGCAGTCTTACGCCCATTCCAACGGGCGGGACGCGGGCGATCTGAATACGCAGCTTGACTACCTGATGACCGAATTGCAGGGGCCGGAAAGCGGTGCTTGGTCCAAGATCAAGGCAACCGGCAATGCGAATGACGCGGCATTGGCGGTGCTGAACTACTTCGAGCGGCCTGCCGAAGCCAACCGCGCACGCCGGGCGGCTGATTATGCCGGGGCGAACGTAAACAGCCTTGCCGTTCCCCAACCGCAACAGAACGCGCTGGCGATGCTGCCGCGCATTCAGTTGAACTATCTCAATCCGGCTGATTTCATGAGGAAAGTCTGATGGCTCTTGATCCTGGCATCATCCTCGCGGGCCAGCCGGTAAACGCGCTTGCGGCCATGAACGGCGGCACGATTGCGGCGCAGAACGCGATTGGCTTGCAACAGCAGAACGCGCTGACCAACCTTTACCGGACGCAGGGACCGGGCATCATGGCGGGCGATGCGGGGGCGTTGAATGCGCTGGCTGGCATGGACCCGGCGGCGGCCTTGGGTATCCAGCAGACGCAACAGCAGATGGCGGGCGATCAGGAACAGCTTTCCATGCTGCGCACCCGTGCGGCAGAGGCGACGGCGGAACATGCCGCGACGATGAACGCCAACGAGGTGCAACAGCACTTTGACGAAGTGTCGCGCGGGGTGCAGGCTGCGACAACGGCCCAATCGCCGCAAGAATGGGATGCGCTGGTGACGCAATACGGTGCGCCGGAACTGGCCGGGAAATTCGCGCAACGCGATGCGGTGATAAGCTATTACCTCGGCATTCAGGACGGTCTGAAAACCGTTATCGACGGCAAGACGGCCACGGCGGGCGCGCCTGATGGCATGATGTGGAAGAATGCGAATGACCCAAGCCTCGGGGTTGCGCCTATTCCTGGGTATACGCCGCCTGCATCGGGGGCGAACAAGGAATACGGCCTGACCCCTGTTGTCACGCAAGACCCCAAAACGGGGCAATATCACCTGTTCCAAGTGTCCAAGGATGGAAGTCCGCCCGTCGAGGTCCAACTACCTTACGGGTGGACGCCGAAAAACCAATTCCTTGATATCGGGACGGGTTACACGGCAATGCCGACGCAGGGGACGCCGCAAGAAACCACGATCATCCCGAAGGATGTAGCGGGGGCCGCAGAACAAACGGCGCTCGGGAAATCCCAAGGCGACGCGGGCGCGGCAGCGGCAAGCCTTGAAGCCAAAATGCCGGGGCTGCTGACTGTCGTTGATCAATTAGACAAGCTTGCGGAAACGGCGACTTACACGAAAGCCGGACAGATTGCCGACGAAACTAGGTTGCAGTTGGGCATGGAACCGCGCCCCGAAGCAATCGCCCGGCAGGAATACATCGCCATCATCAGCAACCAAATCCTGCCGCTTCTGCGGGATACCTTCGGCGCTCAATTCACCGAGGCAGAAGGCCGTCGCCTGATGGATACGCTCGGCAACCCAGACCTGCAACCTTCCGCCAAGCAAGCCGTGCTGAAATCGTTCATTGAACAGAAAAAGCGCGATCTGGAAGCCCTCAAGGTGCAGGCTACTTCATCGACAACCGCACAACCTTCCGCTGCGGCTTCTTCGGCTGGTTCGCCGGACCTTCCGGCTGATGTTGACGCGCTTCTTCGGAAGTATGGACCCACACCTTAAGGGTGTAGCGGAACGACCAATAGAGAAACGGCATCGTCAGGCCAATCGCCATCCCCATGTTGGGCAGGGCGAAAGACGAAAGCACGAAATACCCCGCGCTAAAGACCCATGGGAACCAAATCCGCATGGGTGCGCATGGTAATGCATAAGGTGGCAAATGGCAACAACGGCTGAGATTTTGGCCGCAGCGGACAGGGCCGAAAAGGCTGGTGATGCTGCGGGCGCGGCCAAGCTGCGCGCCTATGCCCAGACCCCAAGCGCGCAATCCGTGATGAGTGCCGCCAGCAAGGCCATGGCAGCGGGCGACAAGGAAGCGGCAGACAAGCTTTCGGCATACGCGCAAACCATGCCGGATTATCGCGGTGCGCGCATGTCGTATTTGGGTAGCCAGCCCGATGTTATGGTGCCGCCCGCCGCTGATTTGCCGTCGCAAATGACGCCGCCCGCGCCGCAGCATTTCGGGGATACGGCGGCATATCTGGCGCAACAGCCTTGGGATGCCGCAAAGGCATTCGGGGGCGGGCTTGTCGGCGGGCCTAGCCCGTCACGGTCTTTCCTCGCCAATGACCCAATGACGCGGGATTGGAACCCGCAAGTGTTGAACACGCTTGGCGCGGTTGGCGATCTTGGCGGCATGGCGCTTTCTGCCGGTGGTGCTGCGATCAACGGGATGATTGGCTACGGCGTCGATGCTGTGCCTGGCATGACGCGGACAGGCCGTCAGAACCTTGGCGAAGACCTCTCGGCCATGCCGCAATTCGCCGTTCCCGAACTCGCTGGTGGCTCGTCTGTTGCGATGATGGCGGGGCGGATGCCTAAGCCTGTTCCTGAGGCAACATCGCGCCTGGCCGGTGACATCGCAGCCGCCGACAAGGTCGGTATCCCTGTCATGCGGACGGACGTGAAACCGCCGCAGACCTTCGCTGGCAAGGTCATTCAGAAAACCGGGGAGGCTATCCCGATTGCCGGAACCGGGCCGGTTCGCGCAAAACAGAACGCTGCCCGCGTTGCCGCTGTTCAAGACGTGATCCGGCAATTCGGCGCTGACATTCCGGCATCGGCTATCCCCGATGTAACGGCTTCGCTGATCGCCAAGCGCGGGGCCGATCTGGCGAAATGGGTTGGCCGGAAAACGTCCGTCATCAATGGAATCAAAGGGGTTGTCGAGGCACCTCGGGCTATTGCCGCGATTGATGCCCAGATTGCAAAACTGGCCGAACAGGGCATGTCTTCCCTGCAACCCGTCATCAACAAGCTGGAAGAATTCAAGGCTGCGGTGACGGGAAAAACCCTGCCCGTGATTGAAGAAAACCGCAAGGTGATCGGGGACGCCTTCGTTGATATGGGTGATCTTCGGACGGTTGGTGAAAAGGCACTTTCCGCCGTCTATGGGCCGCTGAATGAGGACATGGGCGCATTCATCAAGGGAAGCGCGGGCGGTGCCGCCTATCGCATCTGGAAAGCTGCCAATACCGCCATTGCGGGTTCGATCAAGGAAGAAAAACTGACGGCGCTCGGCGCAGTTCTGAAAAAGGGCGCTGAAACCCCGGAGGCCGTGCGGACTATGCTTTTCAGCAAGAAACCGTCCGACATTGCCCTGCTGTATCGGAACCTGACCCCGGAAGGTAAGGCGGCGGCGCGAACGGCGGTTATTCAAGAGGCATTCAGCAAGGCCGGGGAATTCAACACGGTCAGTCCCGAGAAATTCCGCGCCGAAATCGCGCGTCTAGGAACGCAAGTAGGCGTGATGTTCAGTGGCAGCGATCTGGAAGCCGTGCAAGGGCTGATGAAGGCGCTGAAACTTACGCAGCACGCGTCGGCGGCGGGCGTTGCCACATCTACGGGGATGATGAATTTCCCCGCTGTGATTTCCGGCCTTGTCGGGTCAATGACCGGCTCTGTCGTTGGGACATTTGGCGGTCTTGGCACGATTGGCGGTCTTGCCCGCGTTTACGAGGCAACGGGCGTGCGCAGCGCGTTGCGCGCGGTGGCTCGGGCGGAAGGTGCCGCACAGGCTTCGGCCATTTCCAGACTTGCGACGGCGATACGGGAAGCAACCCCGGCGATGGGCGTTGCGGCCAATGAAGCCAATAACCCGAACCGCGCTGCCAAATAAGGGGCAAAAATGGCTGATCAAGTTGACACAAACCAAGGCCGGGTTTTCGACGCCAACGGCCTGCCGGTGCCGGGCGCGAAAGCCTATTTCTACGCCAGCGGCACAACGACATTGCTGGACGTTTACACGGACCAAGACGGAACAATCCTGGCCGCGAACCCGGCGATTGCCGACAGCAGCGGCATCTTGCCGCAGCGGTTTGTGACCGAAGCGGCAAAGCTGGTGGTCACGACTTCGGCGGGGGCCACGCTTTACACGCTTGACCCGGTGCGCATGACTTCCGGTGTCGGCACGGGCGCGAATTCGGTGACGTTCGCGCCGACCACAAACCTGCCTTATGCCAACGTGCAAACGGCCATCGAAGGCACGGATACGGCATGACGGGCTGCGGATGCTGCGGCGGGCATCGGCACGACAGGCGACGGCACCACGATTGCCGATCTGGACGCCACGAATACCCCGGCGGGCATCGGCTACAAGGTAACGGTTGCCACGACCGGGACATTCCCGACCGGCTACACGTCGGCAAACGGCGGCGTCATGGGCATGTATCGATCTGCGGCAACGGACGGTTTCCAGACGTGGCACCCGCTTAACAGCAGCATGTATTTCCAGCGGGTGCTGACTGCCGGGGTGTGGGGCACATGGCGTTTTATCGTTTCCCCGTCCAGCGCCGGGGTTGAAGGCCAGATCATACGGTCTGTCTCTGCCGCGTCTGCATGGTCAGATCCGATTGGATACCAGACCGAACAGGCGACAACATCGGGAACAACGTTTTCATTCACGTCGATCCCGTCATGGATCAAGCGGATTGATATGATGGGATACGGCATTTCCATGTCGGCATCCGACAACCTGCTTGTCAGGCTCGGCACGACCTCGGGCTTCACGACTGCCGGGTATGTGTCCGAAGGTGCTACGGTTGCAGGCACGACCCACGCCACGGCGGCAACGGATGGTTTCGTTTTCGACACGCAAGCGGCGGCGGATACGTCTTCCTTCGTGCTGACCCTGCGCCAGATGGGCAGCAACAAATGGCTTTGCACCCATACCGGCTACCTGTCCACGGGCAAGGTCATGATTGGCGGCGGGTCGATCACCTTGGCCGCTGCCTTGGACCGGGTGCGGCTGACTTCGGTCAGCGGGTCAACCTTCGACGCTGGCGCAATCAATATTTCGTGGGAGTGACCTATGGCTGTTGACAACATCGCCGCCGATGAACTGCCGGTTCTGGACAGCGCCGATCTGGCGATTGTCGGGCGTGCCAGTGACGGGCGCTACGGCAAGGTGGACATGACCGCCATTGGCGCGAATACCTCGCTGATCTGGGGAACGACAGGGTTTGCGGCGGGGCCGACCGTTGCGGAAATTTCGGCGGCTGCGGCCTATGCCGCGACGGCGGCGGATATTCTTGCCATCACGCAAGACAAGATCACGCGCTTTGCCTACACCGCCACAGCTTCGCAAACCACGTTCAGCGGCTTGGATACGGGCGGGCATACCCTATCCTACATTCCCGGCAATGAGGTGGTCACGCTGAACGGCGCGGTTCTGACGCGGGGCGAGGATTACACCGCAACAACCGGCAATACCATCGTTCTGACGGCCTTTGCTGCGGCT